GGATGCACCTCCGCCGCGGCCGCGATCTCCTCCACCCGGTTCGGCGGCGCCTTCAGCTGCCGCCGCCGCACCCCCACCGCCTCCAACCCCGGCGCCAGATCACCCAGCCGCAGCGCCGCCACCTCACCCGACCGCGCCCCCGAATCCAGCACGATCGCCACCATCGCCAGCAGCCGCGCCCGCTCCTCCAGCGACATCCCCGCCACGTCCGGATCCCACCGGCCCCGCCCGGCCATGTCCACCAGCTCCCGGTACAGCGCCGCCCGCGACCGCGCGTCGACCGTCTCCTTCAGCTCCGGCTGGCCCAGCCGCGGCAGCGCCACCGCCTTCCCCGGCACCACCAGATCGGCCAGGATCCCCACGCAGTCCCGCACGATCCGCTGCGACGCCAGCGGCAGCGGCCCCCGCTCCGACCGTGACGGATCCCGCAGCTCCCCCGCCGCCACCAGCTCGAAGAACGGCCGCAGCGCCGCCCACGTGAACAGCTGCGCCGCGGTACGGCCGGCCCGGCCCGGCATCTCCTCACGCCCGACCGCCCGGTCGAACATCCCCACCAGCGCCCACAACTGCTTCGCCCGCACCCGCGACACCTGCACCGGCAGCCCCCCGGCGCCCAGGATCGGCCGGCGGGCCTCCCAGCGCTCCGGATCGCGCGGCGCGACCGTCTCCACCACCGCGGCCAGCTGCCGCACCGACGACGCGCCGTACCGGTTGCCGGTCACCTGGACCTGAGCCTCTCCACCAGCCGCTCGACCAGCGCCTGGTCGCCAGCGTCCGTGATCCCCCACTCGGCGAGTGCCTGGCGGACGGGGACCGCCGACCGCGCGGCCGGCGCGGTATCGAGCCCGTACGCCACGGTGAACAGCTCCACCTCGTTCAGCCCCAGCACGGGAGCCAGCCTGCGCAGCGTGGCCGGCGTCGGCTCCGTCTGGCCCTTCATCAGCCGCGACACCACCGACTCCGACAGGCCGCAGGCTTCCGCCAGCCGGGCCGCGCTGCCCCGGGTGCCCACCACGTCGAACCCCGCCGCCCGCGCGGCCGCGCGCAGCCACGCCGCGAACCGCTGATCCTGCTGTGCGCCCACTCAGTTCTCTCCCCGCCGCTTGGCCTGCACCCTCAGCCACGGATTCTCCGCCCTGGACTGGGCCCGGTCCAGGTACTCCCGTTTCACCACCGCGCTGCCGGGCTTCCACCGGCCCTGCTTCGTCGGATCCCCGCCGGCCTCGGAGATGGCCTGCGCGCCGCCGCGCCGCAGCCCGTGCGCGGTGACCTGCTGCCAGTCGCTCAGCCCGGCCTTGTGAGCGCGGCCGCGGACCCAGTCGTTGACGGCGTCACCGGTGACGTACTCGCCGCGCTCGGTGGCTGTCGCACGGGACTGGAGCGTCCCGGCCACGGTCAGGGCCCGCAGGAACGCCCCCTCGCGCACGCCGAGCCGGTGCAGCATGTTCAGCCACTGCCGCGTCGCGTCGACCGGGCACATCAGCAGGTCGTCCGGCTCGGCCGGGACGTCGGTGGTCTCGCCCTTGCCCTGCTGATCGGTCTTGGTGAACTGGAAGTGCAGGGAGACGAAGTCGTCGTCGACGCCCACGTCCGCGATGGCCAGGTCGGCGAGCTCGATCCGCCGGTTCAGCGCGCCGCGCCCGAGGAGGAGGGCGCACCGGTCGCGGATGCCGATCGGGTGCCGCAGGTCGCACGTTTCGACCATGGCGCGCAGCATCGCGTCGGTGATGGCCGGCGCCTTGCGGACCCGGTTCCGCTTGGACCACTCCTTGCGGTACTCGTTCAGCATGCCGCGGGCCTCGGTCGTGCCGGGCTTCTTGTCGTCCGGCATCCAGGTACGGATGGCCGACATGTGCGAGCTGATCGTGTTCGGGGACGCCTCCCGGGCGATCATCGAAGCGACGTACTCGACGTAGGTGGCGGTGGTGCACGGCCGGGCCACGCGGCCCATCTCCGCGCACCAGCGTTCGAAGATGCCGCGCTGGGAGCGGTAGTTCTTGTTGGTGTTCTTCGGCCTCGCCTTGTTCCTCAGCCGCTCGGCGGTCCCCTCCGAGACGTACAGGTCCCGCTCGGTATACCGGGGCGCGTCGGCGGCCGTGGGCAGGACCTCGCCCGGCATGAGGATTGTGTGCCGGTCCACCACCGGCCGCCCGGGCGCGCCCCGGCCGATGACGGCGGGCAGGTGCTCGTCGTCGTCCACCAGCTCCGCGTCCACGACCTCGGCCGTCTCCTCCAGGTCAGTCACGATCGACCCTTCGGGCGCGGCAGCACGTTGGGCTGGAGGTCGAAGAACAGGACCCGGGTATCGAGGAAGGGCTTTCCGGTCTGCTTCTCGGTCTGCGCACGCAAAGAGGCGACGAGTCGGTCGCAGACGGCGGCCCGGGTGTCGGTCCCCGCCAGCCGGACGGTGCCCTGGTCGCCAACGAGCCGCTGCCGTCCGTCGACCGTGCCGGTCAGCGTGAGGACGAAGTGGAAGGTGTTCCGGTTCTCGGCCGCCAGGATGGAGGCGGCCTGGCCCACCGTCACCTGGTCGGCGGAGGCGAGGAGTCGGCGCGCGGCTTCGTGGACCTCGGCGTCGTAGGGCGGGCCTCCGGCGGCCGCCGCTTGCTCCACCCGAGTGAGTGCGGCGTCGAGGTGGTCGATCTCCCGCATGAGCCGGCGCATCGGATGCTCAGGCTCCGGACGGACCTCGGCGTTCAGCGGCCCCATACGTCCGTCCCTTCCAGCGCAACCACCCTCGTATAAGGGAAATTATACGAGGGTGATCGCGATTCGTCCCACTGAAGCCGCTCGCGTTCCCAGGAACGACCCCAAGCGCGGCCTGCCCTGACGGGTCATCGCCCCCCGCGAGGCCTTGTCTAGCGTTCGCGAGTCGTGTAGCGTTCGCGACATGAAGAAGCTGTACGCCGAGATCGGCGACGCCGACGGCAACAAGGACACCGTCTCCGACATCACCCCCGACCTCGCCAACGCGTTCATCGACGCCCTCCGCAACGTCGTCGGCGTCGAAGCCCCCACCCGGGCAACGTCGTTCGACGACCTGACCGCCACCATCGCCCAGACCTCCCGTGTCATCCAGCGCCTGGAGGTCTTCCGCGAGCTCGCCATCGTCGCAGCCGACCAGACCAGCCCCCACGCCGACCGCAAGGCCATCGCCATCGCCGCCGCCATGCCCCCCTCACGCCTGTACCGCGTCCTGGAGAAGCACGGGCGCCCCCGCGACCGCAAGACCGCCGACCGTGCCAACGACGAGTAGGGAACACGACCATGGACAACCGCGCTCTGACCGCCGCCAGCTTCACCGCTCGCGCCGTCGAACACGAACAGCAGCAGTTCGTCGTACAGGCCCAGCGCCTCGCGGACCACGCCGCGCGCATCGCGGCCAACCCGCCGACCGAGAAGCGCACCGCCTCCGGCGACCTGATCCGACTCGTCCAGGAGGCCACCCTCCTGCTGAAGACCGCCGTCACGATCGAGGCCAGCAGCGCGACCCTCGGACTGATGCAGGCTGACCTCCATGAGTGACTGGCTGGCCGACTACCTCGAGTGGAAGGCCAACAACCTGGAACCGTGGACCCCGCCAGACCAGGCGCCCACCACGGCCGGACCAAGCGAACCACGCCTAGACTGCGCACCGGAGAAGCACGGGCGTCCCCCGCCACCGCAAGACAGCCGACCGCAGCGACGAGCATCGAGGAACACGACCATGAGCGATGGCCTGAGCCCGGAGGTCAACACCTACCCGCCCGAGCTGTTGAACGCGATCGGCGACCTCCTCGCTACCGCCCACCATCACCAGATCGGCATCGCCTTCGAACCCGACGGGGAAGGATGGCGCATCCACTACATCGTCGACGACTGGCCGGCCGTCGAGGAGTACGAGCTCTCCGCCGGCCCCCTCGCCGACGCGTACGACCTGCAAACGGCGTCCGCTGCCGCCCTGCGCCCCCTCGTGAAAATGGGCGTCTCGGTAACGCAGCACTTCAGAAGCCGCAACGGCGGCCACACCGAGAAGCGCTGAGCACCTGTACCTCCGCAGCATCAGGGCCCGCCAACCAACTGGTGGCGGGCCCTGCCCATGCCCGACCCAGGGCAACACCCGCGCGGGATCCGGGACATCATCGACGTCATCACCCCCTTCCCGCGCCGCGAGGACAACCGTGACCGACATCCACCTGCGCTCCGACGTCACCGTCGAGCTGGTCAAGCACACCGCCGCCGACGCCGACGTCCTCTGGGCCGCCCGCGTGTCCACCGCCGGCGAGCACGCCCAGGCCGTGCAGAACGACGCCAGCCTCACCACCCGCGACAAGGGCCTGATCAACTACCTCATGCGGGACCGGCACGGCAGCCCCTTCGAGCACAACTCCATGACCTTCCTCATCAGCGCCCCGATCTTCGTCTTCCGCGAGTTCATGCGGCACCGGGTCGGCTGGTCGTACAACGAGGAGTCCGGCCGCTACCGCGAGCTCCAGCCGGTCTTCTACATCCCCGGCCCCGACCGCAAGCTGGTCCAGCAGGGCCGCCCCGGAGCGTACGAGTTCGTCGACGGCCCGCCCGAGCTCCACCAACTCGCCGAACGGCGCATGGCCGCCGGCTACCGTCTCGCCTACACCGCCTACCAGAAGATGCTCGAAGACGGCATCGCCCGCGAGGTCGCCCGCAGCGTCCTACCCGTCGGCCTGTACTCCTCCATGTACGCCACGTGCAACGCCCGCTCCCTCATGCACTTCCTCGGCCTGCGCACCCAGCACGAGCTGGCCAAGGCCCCGTCCTTCCCACAACGGGAGATCGAGATGGTCGGCGAGCAGATGGAGGCCCACTGGGCCCGGCTGATGCCGCTGACGCACGAGGCGTTCAACGCGAACGGCCGGGTCGCGCCCTGACCGGGCGGAGCCGGCAGCGGAGCATGATCGAGTTATTTAGTGTGAGTTTTTATTGGACAGAACCGCAGGTCAGGTACGCGAAAGGGGGCCTGCCCTTCGCCGTGGAGGCGAGGGGCAGGCCCGGATCACGTGCCGTCGTTCGACGGGTCTTCCGTCTGGACAGGGGGCTCGGGTGGCGGTTCTTGCCAGCCGAGGTCGACCTGGGTCTCGAGGTCGGCGGCGCCGGGTTCCAGCCGCCGGGCCGCGGGCCGCTCCGTAGGCATGTCGGTCATCTCTCCCCCTATAGGTAGCGGACGGCTGCGACGTTGATGATGAGGTGCATCGTGTTGTCCGCGATGATCATGAGCCACACGGCGAGCCACGGCGGCCGATCCTTGTGGTAGCCCGTCGCCGAGCACTCCGACCAGGGATGCCAGTACGAGCGCGGCGCTAGGAAGTTCTTCGCCCACACCACGTGCCGGGCCAGCCGGTAATGGTCGATCACGGCGTGCGTCACGACGATGACCGCCAGCGCGGCCAGGGACTGTGTGACGAACAGGAACGGCAGGCCGTAGGTGAGCGCGTGGGCCCAAGCGGGCCACCAGCGCTTCGTCTTCTCGTTCGCCATCCAGTCGGACTGGAGTAGGTAGTCGCCCACTAGGTGAGCGAGCAGCACACCAACCACGTCAGACTCCAGTTCGGTTGTACTCGTCGACCCTGTCCGGCGGTGCCGGCGGCTCGATGCCCTGCTGACGCATCTGGGTGGTCAGCTCCCCGACGTAGAACGCGAAGGCCCTGACGAGCGACCGGAGTGAGCGCACTTCCTCGCGGGTCTCCCGTAGCTCCTCGGCCTGTTTCTCTCGGATGGCCTGGAAAGCGGCCAGGTCCGCCTGCCTCTGGGCCGGCTCCGACGACACGACGGCCGCGACCTCCGTGGCTCGCGCCGAGGCGGCTGCCGCAGCCCTTGACGAGCGGGCTGTGTACACCGCGCCGATCATCATCAGCACGGCGCCGCTGACCGTCGCTATCGCTGCCCATACCCCTGTCATCCGCCCTTACCTCTCCGGGCACGGCGCGGAGCAGGGGGGACCGAATGCTCGGGCACCGTCGCGGCCCACATGATGACCCCGACGTGCGAGGTCAGATACCAGGTTGCGAGCCAGAGGCCCTGCGAGTACTCGCCGAGGATGAGGCCGACGAGGTACGCCACGGTCCACACTGACGGCGGAAGCAGTGCGGCGACGAAGCCAAACCGGTCGCGGCCGACCGGTAGTACTGACGACGCAGCAGTGATGAGGCCGGCTGCGATCCACAGCCATGACCAGTGCTGGATGTCGCACAGGCGGGTCAGGAGCTGCAGCCCTTGAGTGTTGGGGGGATCCGTCAGCCACATGACCCCGAAGCAGGTCTTACCGACCCCCAGGAGTGCGAGGAAGACGCCGCGGCGCCCCAGGAGGCGGTACGCCCACTGGGACGCACGGCAGCTCATCTACACGCCCAAGACGGTGGAGGCGCTGTTCTTCGCGCCGACGAACCGGGCGATGAGGCCCTTGACGAGAGACCCGGCGGCGGCGATACCGGCGACGCCGACGGCCTCCCAGAACGAGGCGCGGAACATATCCGCCGGCCCGGCCGCGATGGCTACACCGGCGGAGGCGGTGAGCCCGGTCCAGATGACACGCTCGGCGAGGTCTTTGGCGTAGGTGCTGGCGGTCTTGACGACGGTCTCGACGTCGCCGGAGGTGGGCAGGTGCGAGGTCATGGCTGTCTCTTCTCTGTGTAAGGGCTACTCGGCGGCCCAGTAGAGGCCGGAGGCGACGCGGTGAAGGAGCTTCACCTGCGTGCCGTCAGGGGTGAGGGCCCGCACCTCGAACCGGAGGTGCTTGCCTCGGGGGACCTCGACGGTGCACGTGTACTGGTGGCCGCCGCCGCCCGCCTTGCGGGTGGGCAGGTACGCGGACGAGTTCTTGCCTGCCGTGTCGGTGAGGTAGAACCGGCCCTCGATGACCGTGCCGTCGGGTACGTCGTCCTCGAACAGGAGGTGCACCAGCGTCGTGTGCCGGCGCGGGCCCGTGTGCAGAACCGCGTCGGCGAACGCCAGGGGGAGCCAGCTTCCGCCGACCGGTACGTCGGTGGAGTTGGCCTCGTTGAGTAGCTGCGGCATGGCGTCGTCCTCCACGGGCTCGGCAGGCGCCGGGGTAGTCGGCTGCTCGGGGGCGGGGGTGTTGGTGGCGCGGGCGACGATCTGGGGGAACACCAGCGTCTTGAACTGCTTGATGCGGGCGGCACCGGGGCAGGCGGTGCCGCCGACCGACCACTGGGAGAACATGCCGTGGTAGCCGTAGCCGGGATCGTCGTGGCTGCGGCAGATCCGCAGCGGGACGCCGTGCGCCTGGTGGAGCCACACACCGAGGCGGATGAGCTCCTCGAGCTGCTCGTCGGTCCAGGGGTCGGTGTGCTCGAGGTTGGAGGCGGTCTCGATGCTGACGGCGCCCGTGCCGTCGGCTCGCCGGTTGGCGCCAGCGTTCGCGTCGGCTCGCGTCTCGGTGCCGATGAACTGGGCGAGGTCGCCCCGGTAGCCGAGCCCGAAATGGGACTCGAGGTTGGTGCTGTCCCGCCAGAACTCGTACACGCGGCGCGCGGTCCAGGGGGCGGCGATGCTGTGCAGGATGAACTGCGTGGGCCGGATCGCCGCCTGGCTGTCCGACTCGGGCTGCAGCTCCATCTTGGTGGCGTACGGGTACCAGGCCATGGGCCCTCCAGGGGGATGGGAAGGAGCGCCCTCGGGGGCGCTTGGGACCGGCTCAGCCCACGGCGGGTGCGGAGTCGACGGTGACGGCGGAGGCCGGGACCCAGTAGCCGGTAAGTCCGCCGGCGGTGATCTGGAACATGGGGCGGCCGTTGACGATGGCGCGGCGGTCGGCGGGCGCGTTGGACGGTGCGGTGAAGGAGACCGTCTTCACGCTGGTCACCGTGCCGTCGGACGTGACCCGGTAGGTCTGCACCGGGGTGCTGCCGCCGGGGAAAGTGACGGTGCGCTCGGGCCGGTAGGTGGTCGTGAGGTGCACGCCGCGCAGGTACGCCCGGGACCAGGACTCGCCGACCCACCAGCCGGTGTAGGGCCCGGAGGAGATGCGGTAGTGGATGCCTCGTCCGTGGATGCGGCGGCGCATCGAGGCGGGGGCGGCGGTGTCCTTGGCGAAGGTGACCGTCTCGCGCTCCAGCTCGGCATCGTCGCTGGCGGCCGTCCAGGCGCCGGAGTCGGCGGTGTCGAAACGGTAGAACGTGTGGTTGCCGGCCTCGAACGCGACGGTCCCGCTGATCTGCGGCGCGGGGTAGTCGTCGACCAGGCGGTCGACCGCGTCGGCCAGGTCGGGGGACCCGGTGTGCCAGTGCAGCTGCAGGAGCAGCCGGATGTGGTGCTGGTGGTAGGTGGGCGCGGGAACGCGGTGGGTCTGGCAGTAGTAGCTGTGCCAGCGGGGGTTCCGCAGCAGCGGGACGTAGCGGGCGATCGTGGTGACGCAGGCGTCGTACAGCGCGGCCGCGGGCTGGCTGCCGGTGAGGGTGGCGTAGTCGTACAGCCCGAACATCGCGTAGACCATGCCGTTGTAGGTGTAGTCGCCGGTGCCGGGCGCGGCGCCGGGGTACTCCTGGATCCAGGCGTAGCCCGCCTGGTCGACGTTGACGGCCCAGGGGTAGCCGTCGTCCAGGGCTTGCAGCGAGGCGAAGGTCTGGTCGGCTGCGGCGAGGTACCGGTCCCGGTCGGCGGTGCTGATGCCGTCGATCTGCGCGAGCTGGACGAACAGGCTGAGGACCTCGCCCTGCGCCATGCCGGAGTACCAGGGGGCTTGGTAGTCCACGCCGCTGTGAACGGTGTGGGCGAAGTCGAAGCCGTAGGGGAACCACCAGCCGCCGCGGGCCTCCAGGCGGCGGCCGATGAGCCGGTCGGCCTGGGCGTGGGCCCGCGTGAGGAACTGGGCGCGGCGGGCCTGGTCGGTCTCGGTGCGGTAGCTGGCCAGGCAGCCCAGCCCGAACTGCGCCTGTCCGACCGGGTGGTCGTACCCCTCGTCGCCGCCGCCCGGGTGGTAGAGGTACACGCCGTCGCCGTTCACCCGGTAGGTGCCGGTCGTCGGGGAGACGTTCTCCCAGGCGACGGGCCGGTCCCGCCACGGGCGCAGCGCGTCGGGCAGGTCGGTCACGAGCCGGTATCCGGCCGAGTTCATGAAGTCTCCGGGCATGGGTGATGGCCCCCGCTTAGGGGGCTGGGGGTGAGGGGGGTCAGGCTGCGGGGTTGGTGATGCGGATGCCGTCGAGCCAGACGCTGGAGACGGCGGACCCGGCTTCGGTGGGCACGGACACGGTCATGACGCCGCTGGCGGGGATCGTGATGCGGGTGCCGTGGTGGCTGGAGTTGTAGGTCATGAAACCGCGGGTGTTCGCCGGCCGGTAGCTGGCGCTGAACGTGAACACCGTGGTGGTGGTCGCGGCGGCGAGGCTGGTGAGGTTGAGGCGGCCTTCGAGCTCCCACACCTCGGTGCCGAACTCGTTGATCTTCCGCAGGCGCGGTGCCGGGGTGCCGGCGGTGACGCCGGCGGCGAACGATCCGATCGACGAGAACGCCGTCCAGTCCAGGAGCAGCTTGGACTGGACGTTCCAGCTGCTGCCGTCGTAGACGGTCTTGGTGTTGGTGTCCTGAAGCCAGGCCTCCATGCCCTCGACGGGGCTGGCCAGGGCGGCGTTGCGGGCCGTGGCGGAGGCAAAGCGCAGATTGGAGCGCTCGACGATCGCGTTGGCGATGTTCTTGGCCAGAGTCTCGGCGTTCGGAGCGTCGGTGAGGGCGGCGATGGAGACGCCCTGCCCGTAGTCGTCCGTGGTGGCCATCAGGCGATCCTCCTCAGCTCGAGCGTGGACTGGCCGCGGAGGACCGTGGGGGTAGCGGAACTGACCTGCTGGGCCCACATCAGGGCGAAGGTCCCGGCGGTGGTGATGACGACGGTGCCGACGGGCCGGCAGGCGACGATGACGCCAGCCCCCTGGGCGCCTACCGGGAGGGTGGAGGTGCCGACGTCGGACACGACGCCCCAGCGCGGTTCCCATGCCAGGGCAGTCATCGAGGAGTCCGGGCCGCCAGGCCACCACGCGCCGGTCGTGCCGGCCGGGGCGGTCCAGCCGAGTTTCAGGTCGGCCGCCGGGTCGCCGTCGTACATCAGGAACGCGTCGAGCTTGTACGTGCCGGGCGAGACGGTGAGCATCAGGTGCGGGTCGGCGGCCATCGTCGTGGTGGATGCGCGGGAGGTCGACACGGACTTGCGTGCCGGGACGGTCTCGCCGATGGCGACGCCGCCGGTGGAGCTGCGGCCCCAGGCGAGCCAATCCCCGGAGCCGGACTGGGTGAGGTAGATCAGGTCGCCGACGGCAGGGCTGATGTAGGTCTCCTGGCGGCGGACGGGGATGCCGTCGGTGGTGGTGACGGTGCCGTCGGCGCCTACGGTGGCGACGGTCGCCATGCGCCAGTCGCCGCCGCGGACAACCGGGGTTGCTGCGGTCGCGTTCACGGCCTGCTGGCGGGCTGCGTCAACCAGCTCGAGGGCTAGAACTTCAGGCCTCACGTTCCCTCCTTCGCGCTGATCGTCTGGATCACGAAGGAGCCGCCGACGCTGAGGTCGAGGGAGAAACCCTGCGCCTGGTGCAGCTCGGCGGTGCCGTCCGGGTACAGCACGCGCAGCACGTCGCCCGGCTCCAGGGCCGGGTTGGGCAGGGCGGTGATGTCGGCGGACGCGTTGGGGGCGACGCTGGCGCGCAGCCGCAGGGTGCCGGCGGCGGTCGCGGCTCCGCTGCTGATGATGGTGGCGGAGGAGTAGAACCCGGGCCGGCGGCCGAAAGGGCCGTCCCAGTAGGTCGGGCTGGTGGGGTCGGTGTCGACCACAAGGGCGGAGACCGGGGCGACGTTCGCCTCGCTGTTCTCCCCGCGGATCAGCCAGCCGTTCTTGACGCCGTCGGCGGACATGCCGCGGCTGGCCTGGATGTACGCGCCGCCCTCCCCCGCTGCGATCGTCCATACCGGGGTCGTGGTGAGCGGGTCGGGCAGCTCGGCGATGACGAAAGTACCGTCGGCGTCGGCGTAGACCTCGGCGCCGATGGCATGAGCGATCTCGGTGACGGCCGCCCAGGGGTCGCCCTCGATGTCGAAAACCCGCGGGCCGATCGCGGCATCGGCGGCGGTGGCGACGACGGCGGCGTCGGGGATGCTGCGCTGGATCAGGGCGGTGATGGCGCCGACCGCGGTCCCAGACGCCCGGTACGGGGTCCGGAAGCGGTCATCGGCGACCACCACCTCGAGGCTTTTCCCTGGATCGTCACCGGCCCCTCGTCGACGTCGCCGGACACCTCGTCGATCCGGAACACCCCGAGCGGCACGAGCTCCTGCTCGCCATTGCCGTAGTCGACGCCGCGGGAGATCCGCAGCTGCGCACCGTAGACGGACAGGTTGTCGGCGGCGGTGCGCGGGATGAGGTCGAGGTCGGCGAGGGTGACGGAGCAGGTGCGGCGGGTGGCGTTGCCGCGGTCGACGGAGACGCTGCCGCCGGTGTGCGGCAGCGTCTCCACCCGGCCGTCGGTGCGGAACAGGACGACCTCGGTAACGGGGCTGCCGGACTCGCTGATCGCGGTCAGGAACCGGTCCGATACGGGGTACATCAGGTGCTCCTCCGGTTGAACAGGACGTCCTCCCAGGAGCCGAAGGCGTTGAGAACGTCGCCCCAGGTTGCGAACTCGCTGAGGAGGTCCTGCCACGTCCTTCCGGCGGAGCCGGCCACGCCGACGGTCACTGGCATGTCGACCTCCTTGAGCGGCAGCGTCCATATCCGCAGTGGGTCGGATGCGGCGCCGCCGCCTCGCGGAAACGCGGCCGGCCCGACAGAGACGTACATGTCGTCCTCACCCATCTGTGGGGCGACCTGCCACAACAGGTGATTCCCGGGGTCGAGGAGCCGGTTGAGGCGAATCCGTTCGTCGTCGCTCTGGGTGTAGACGATGAGGTCGCCCTCGAGGCCGCCGCGGGTGTCGAAGTGGATGACGCTGTTGCGGCGGCCCTTGACCCGGTACTCGGCCTGCTGGATGGGCCGCTGCCAGTCCGGCGCGCGGGCGATCATCACGCGAACGTTCCGCTGCGGATTGCCCGGGTCTTTCAGCCACCCGTACTGAACGTTGCCCACGGCGAGGGTGACGGTGTCGCTGGCCCGGGTGGCAACCACGCCGCCGGAGGAGTTTTTGGTCTCGGCGTAATAGGAGACGGGCGCGCCCAGCGGGGCCTCGTAGTCCTCGATGACCAGGACGTCGGAGGCGAGGGTGTCGCCGTCAATGAGGCCGTTCGTGCCGCGGACCAGGGTGCGGGTGCCGTTGCTGGCGACCCGCCACACGGTGACCGTGTCGCCGGCAGTGAGCTCGCGGAAGGTGACTTTGATGTAGGCGTCGGTGTCGAACACCTCGATCTCGTCGAGCGGCAGGGACTGCCACAGCGCGGCCCGGTCCAGGCGGAGCACGGAGGAGACGGCTGTGGCGGTCAGGCTCCACTCGATCGCGGCCTGGGTGGCTCCGGCCGGCGCGGTGTGCTGGCTGTTCAGGTACCACCAGTTCGGGGTGGGCACGGCGCCCGACGCCCCGGAGGTGAGGCCCAGGTCGACGTTGGTGGCGGAGTACCAGCGGATGCCGCGGGTGAGGTTCCAGCTGCCGGCTGCGACCTTGGTGCCGATCTCGGCGGTGAAGTCGAGCCCGGCCGCGGCGGATCCGATCGGGAATTTAGCGCTGCGGATGACGCTGGTGGTGGCGGTCGCGGAGGTGACGGTCATGGCGTAGGAGCCTTCGAGGCCGTCGGTGCCCCAGGGGGTGAGGCGCGCGAGGGTCGCCACGCCGCTGACCACGGTCCAGCCCGCGACGTCCTTCTCGAAGCTCGCGTCGGCGTAGGGGACGACGCTGCCCTCGCGCAGCGGCGCGGCCGGGGTGATGACGGCGCCGTCGATCCGGACCACCTGGCCGGCCGTGCCGGCGGTGATGCCCGCCGCCAGGCGGACGTACGCCGCGTTCGACGGCGCGACCTTCGACACTTTCTGCCGGTAGTAGCCGGTGCCCGGCGCCGACAGATTCGCCCGCTCGGTGGTGATCAGTGCCGATGCGGCGGTGTAGAACCGCAGCTCAACCCATGTCGTGCTGCCTGCGGTCGGGGGGTTGAGGTAGGCGTAGCCGATGTACTCCTGTCCGGGCGTGGCCGGCGACAGGGCGGTGGTGCGGACCGAGGCGTCCCCGCCCGCCGTCACGGTCATCGCCAGGACATGGCCGCCGCCCCAGTACCAGTCGACCGCCCACGTCACCGGCGGCGTCTGCCGGGCGATGCTGCAGTTGGCGTCGACCTGCCAGGCCAGGGTCGGCGCGTCCATGCCCTCCGCGTCCGCGCTCAGCAGGTTGCCGGTCGTGCGCATCGGGGAGCCGAGGAAGACGTTCTCGAAATTGTGCAGCACCCCGGCCCCGGCCGGCGTCACCGACGAGACGACGACCTGCACCTTGGCGGCGGTGGCCGGGGCGTAGTCGGAGACGCTGATGCGGTGCCACGACGCCGACGCCGACGACGTGGTCACCGACCACGAGATGGAGATCTCCACGTTGGCGGCCGTCAGCCAGCGCAGCCCGATCCGCTCCGGCACCGTCCCGGCGGCGTCGCAGAACGCCTGGTACTCCTGCCCGGCAGTGATGCTGTAGGACCAGACGGTCCGGGCCTGCATCTCGCCGGCGGCCGACGACGACAGCCGCAGCGTGCCGTCGCCGTTCCGGCCGCCGGTGCCCCGGCTGACGGTGCAGTTCAGCTTCGCCGTCCAGCCCGACAGGCTGGGGTCCATGGACTCCGTCGTCGCCGACAGCATGTTCCCGGGGATCGCCATCTAGACCCCCTTTCGGTTCGCTCGCATCGCGGTGACCGCGGGCCGCAGCGTGGCCGCGACCCGGCCGTCGGCTCGGTTGTCGACGTAGGCGGAGAACCGCTCGCCGTCGACGACGAACCAGAGCTCGTCACCCGGCTGCAGCCCACCCGGGGCGGCGGCCTTGGCGGCGAGCGCGTTCGCCTGCTGGGTGGTGAAGACCGGCTCGGGCCTGCCGGTGCCGTTGTAGGCGAGGTTCAGCCCGGGCTGCAGGTAGCCGCCGGAGTCGTATTTGTCCGGCTGGAATCCGTACCAGCTGGTGAACAGGCGGTCGTTGTAGCCGCGGGCCCTGGAGCCGACGACTACGCCGTCACCGCCCCTCGATTCGACCTTGGTCTTGCCGAGGGTGCCCGCGGTGTGGCCGACGCCGGCGTGGGTGATGCCGACCTTGAAGGCGGAGGCGCCGTTTCGCACCCAGCCGGGCGGGGTGCCGCCGTTGAACGCGTGCGTGCTCCACCTCCGGTGCGGCTTCTGCCCGCGGATGACGGACTCGATCGCCGACATGAACCCCGAGCAGTCCCAGCTGGGGTTGCCGTTGCCGCCCCACTGGTAGGGCAGCCCGTGCTGGGTTTTGGCCCATTTCAGCGCCGCCTGGATACCGGGGCCGCCCAGCACGTCGCCGGCGCCCCGCTTGTCGGCCTCCTTGCTGAACCCGAAGATCGAGTCGAGGATCTTCGTGGGGATCCGGCGCAGCATCCGGCCCAGGTTGGTGTCGGCGCCGGGGAACGCCGCCAGCAGCGGGTTGACCACGTTGTTCAGGCCGGCCCGGGCGGAGCGCTCCATGGTGTCGCCGAGCCAGGAGGCGCCCTTCTTCACCCCTTCCCAGGCGGCTGATCCGGCGCCGGCAACCTTCTTGCCGATCCAGCCGAAGATGCCGCCGGATGCGAACCGCTGCACCGGGGTGTTCGGGTCCCCGCCGAGCGAGGGCGCCAGGGCGGCCTTGACGCCGTTGGCGCCCCGCGTGGTGGCGATCTTGTTCATGGTCGACACGAAGCTGGAGCCGACCGCGCGGGTGAACTCCGGCCGCATGATGGCCTCGCCGCCGGACAGTTCCAGGCCGCCGCCGGTGGGGCTGTAGAACTTGTGGACGTCCTTGCCCGGGGTGTAGCCGGGAAGGACACCACCGGTGGCCCAGCCCTGGGTCTTCATCGGCTTGATCTCAGGGGCGCCGAATGCCTTGGCGACCATGTTCCACGTGGGCACGATGCCCGCGTTGTAGATCTTGTCGATGACGAACCGGACCGGCTTCTTGGCCAAGTCCTCGACCTTCTGCCACGCCTTGCCGATGAAGTTCTTCGCGTCCTCGAACGACCGTCCGACGGCTGCGACACCCTTCTGGATGCTGGAGAACGCCGGCTTGATCGCGTTGTCCCACAGCCACTTCGCCTTGTCGCCGATCCACGAGAACACCGGGGACAGCACGTTGCGCCACAGCCAGGACGCCTTGTCGCCGAGCTCCTGGAACCCGAGCTTGAACAGGATGAACGCGGGACGGGCCCACTTGTCCCACATGGTCCGGATCTTGTCGCCGATCCAGGTAAAGACCGGCGAGAGCACGTTGCGCCACAGCCAGTTCGCGACCGCGCCGATCTGGCGGAATGCCGGGCCGAGCGCCTTGTCCCACAGCCACATGGCGATGGCCGCCAAGACCTTGATGGTGGCGATGATCGGCAGGAGGACGGCCACTACGACGACGGTCATCAGGATCCGCGCTGCGGTAGAGATGAACCCGAATACCGGCGAGAGGATGTTGGTCCAGAGCCAGGAGGCCCAGCGGCCCACGGTCTGCAGGGCGGTCCAGATCGCGGAGAAGACCGGCTGCAGGACATTCCGCCAGGCCCACAGGGCTGCGGTCTGGATGGCTGACCAGACGGCGTTGACGATGTCGCGGAACCAGGTCCAGTTCTTGTACGCGTAGACGACCGCCGCCACCAGGGCGACGATCGCGATGACGATCAAGGTGATCGGGTTTGCCGCCATGACCAGGTTGAACGCGATCATGGCGAGGGTCCACAGTTTCGTCGCGACCCACACGGCGTAGATCAGCTGGATCAGCCACGGCAGGTGCTCCGCGATCGAGCCGATCACCCGGAACAGACCGCCCAGCGCCAGGTAGAGCAGGGTGGCCGCCGGAGCGAGAGCCTTCGCGACGCTCAGGACCGCGCTGATCATGTCGCGCAGCGCGCTGGCCAGGACCGGCGCCATCTCCGCCGAGTACGCCAGGAACCGCTCGAACTCCGGGCTGCCCTTCAGCCCGGTAGCCCAGTTCGCGAACCGGGCACTGATCGACTGCATGTGCGTCGAGATGGTGCCCATGTGCGGCAGGAAGGCCTGAATGATCGCCAGCATGCCCTTGAACACCCGGCCGAAGGCGATGCCCAGGCCCTCGATCGCGGGGCCTACGGACGCGCTCAGATCCTTCTTGAACGACTTCCACCAGGGCGACTTGAAACCGGCCGAGACGCGGTCCTGGAGACGGCTGATGGCACCAGCGGCCGCGAGCACGAACGGCGTCAGGCCGGGAAGGCTGTTCTTCAGCCCGTTGATCGCCCGGGTGAAGAGGGGCATCACGTGGGGCTGGAGGTTCGCCGCCCAGCCGGAGAACGCCGTGCGCAGCGACTGGATCGCGTTGTAGGTGCCGCGCGCCGCCGGTGACAGCTTGGCGAGCGCGGCCTGGTACTTGGCCTGCGCGACGGCCGCCTGGTCGACGCTGCCCGCCGCCGAGAGGGAAGCGGAGGCGATCTGGCGCTGCGCCGAGGCGATGGAGTCGGCGGCCGACTGCTGGGCCGCGACGAGCTGCTCCTGCGCCCGGGCGACGGAGCGAGCCCCGTCCTCCTGGACGCGGGAGACGTTGCGCTGGGCCTCGGCCACCTTCTCCTGCGCGGCTGCGATGTCCTGCTGCGACTGCACCTGCTGGCGGGCGGCCTCTGCCCGCGTGCGGGCGAGGGCCTGCTGCTGGTCGGCGACCGATTCGTCCGCGCGCCGCAGCCGTTCCATGGCGGACTGCACGGTCTGGGAGCCGTCGACGCCGGCCTTGTCCGCGGCCGCCTTCTCGGCGGTCAGGGACTTGGTCTCGTCGCGCTGCTCCTTCAGCCGCTGGACCGCCTGCTCGTATGCGAGCTGGGCGCGCTGCTGCTCAAGGACGGTTGCCTTGGAGCCTTTGGCGCGCAGCTCGCGGAGGCGTACCTCGGCCTCCTGGACCGAGAGGGCCGCGTCCTTCTCGCTCAGGCGGGCGTTCGTCAGCCGGTCGCCGAGCTCCGCCAGCTCGAGAGCCGCCTCGCGGCGGGCCCGGGTCAGGTCCTGCTGGGCCTGTCGGGCTGTGCGCTGGGCGTCGGCGAGGGCGTCCTCGGCGTCGGCGATCCGCTCGGTGGCCTGCCGCTGCCGGTCGGCTGCCTGCTCGATGGCGGCGGCCAGGGACTGCCGGGCGGAACGGACCTGTGAGGCGGCCTGCCGGTTAGCCTCGGCGGCCGAGCGGACGGCGTCCTCGATACCCTGCTCGGCCTGGTCGATCTGCCGGGCGGCGTTGCGGTGCGCGGTGGCCAGTGCCTGCTGGGCGCCGGCCATCTGCAGGGCGCGGGATGCGGCCTGGCTGGCGGCCTGTGCTCCGCGGGCGCTGGCGGTCGTGGCGGCGTCCTGGGCGGCCTTCTGGGCCTGGAGGGCACCGGCGATGCCGACGAACGCCGGGACGGCTACGGCTGCCAGCGCTCCGACACCGGCGCCGGCGGCGACACCGGCGGCGGCGATCGAGCCGATACCGGCAGCCAGTACCGGGACGGCGGGGATCGCGGCCAGGCCGGCGATAGCAATGCCGAGCTGAATGACGGCGGCGAGGGCGCCGGAGGTGTTGACCCTGACGTCGACTTCGGCGTCGTCGCCGTCGAGCCGGTCGACCATGGCCTGGATCGCGGCGAGCTGCGTCGCGGCGGCCGCCGTGTCGACACGGACGCCGATGTTGGCCTCGTCGGCGGACAGCCGCTCGAGCCGGGCCTGGATCTGCGCGATCTGGGCGACAGCGTCGGCGGTGGAGATGTCGATACCGATACGGGAGCTCTGCAGGGCCTCCATCTGCGAGCGGAGCTGGTAAATCTCCCGCTGCGCATCGGTGCTGTTGGCGTGCAGGCGTACCTCGGGCAGGTCCCGCAGCGCGGCGTCGAGCTGGGCGCGCAGGGAGCGTGCAAATGCGGAGCCGGTCTGCTGGCCCTGCCGGGTCGCCGCCGGACGGGCGGAGGCGCCGCCCTGGGAGACGCCGTCGCGGATGCTGTCCCGGATGGCTGCGTTGACCCGGGAAGCGATCTGCTGTCCGACACGCTCCCCGACCTGCAGTCCGATGCCGGCGACGCGGGACTGCATCGCCTGGCCGAAGCTGTTGCCGGCCGAGTTTCCGGCGTCGCGGCCGGCCCGGGCTGCGGCCGGTTCCAGCTCCGACCGCAGCCTGGTGTAGATGCCGCGCGTGTTGGGGACGACGTCGACCTCGACAGAACCGACGGTGATCGCCATGGCGGAGGCCTCCCTCCGCGCGTCAGGCCGCGCCGCCGTTGATGAGCTGGAAGAGGGTGTTCGCGGCCTGCTCCGACATCGCCTCGCGCTTCTTGGGCTTGGTCACGCCAGGCCGGGGCAGCGGGGTGGGTCGTTTGGGCTTGCGGCCCTTGCCGTCGCTGTTGGCGACGACGGTGATGTACTGCAGGTCGCGCAGGGCGTCGTAGATGCCGGCGAGGATCTGCTCCTGCTTGGACCAGCGGTCCTTGTCCGGCTCACCGGAGTCGGCGTGCTGGTCGAAGTCCTCCGCGCTCATCGCGTTGCGCAGCGCGGTCATGGTGTGGGACTCGGGCGGCAGGTGCTGCAGGATGACCCGCAGCCGCCGCCACGTCATCTCGCCGCGGTAGACGTCGAGGAGGTCGAAGCCCCGCTCGAGGAGGTCGGCCTCTACCGCCTCCGGGTGCGCCTGGACGATCGAGCGGGTCCACGCGATTTCCCCAGGCTCTCACCGGACCGGCTGGCCGCGTCGGCGACGAACTCCTCGAACTGGTCGTTCGTGGGGTCGATGTCGAAGTAGAGGTCGAGGTCCTCGGGGTGGATGACCTGCTCGGCGAAGAAGTCGAACTGTCCCTGGGCGAGGGCCTTCTGCCAGGACTGGCGCCAGGCGCCGGGCGGGACGATGCGGATCTCTTCGCCGTCGAGTTCGGCGGTGACGTAGTGGCCTTCGGCCTCGATCTCCTGGGCCTCGGCCGCGTCGCTGTCCTCGACGGTGTCCGGCTCGGGGTCGCGGGTGGTGGGGGCCAGGT